CCATCTGAATTCGGGACCCACGCTCCCGGCGCTACAGCGTTGCCAGTTGATTTCATAAAGCTCCATATGGTTCCTGAGCTCGAGTTTGCTACCTGAATATTTCCTGATAAAGAACCATCCGCGGCCATTTGTGAGTAAAGTGCGCACACAGCAGCATCCGTTCCGTTGGCCCAACGTAACAGGGAACGAATTAAACCACCGACTGATCCTTCAGTTACCGTTGGTTGCGTATAACTCGTAATACTTCCATTAACTGCACCGCCAGTTTTCTGATCGATAGTATTTAATCTTGTATCGTTACCTGCGGCCACCGTTCCCGCAGCTGTTCCGACGTCCCTCGTCGCGCTGTTTCCTAAGTTGGCAATCTTGTCGAATCGCGAATCGTTGCCTGCGGCCACCGTTCCTGCCGCCGTTCCAACGTTCATGGTGGCGCTGTTTCCTAAACCGAGGTTAGTGCGAGCATCTGCGGCATTCGTTGCGCCGGTTCCGCCGTCTGTGACAGCAAGCGCACCGTTGCTCCCTTTCTGTGCCAATTTACCGATACCAGGGATGGTTACGGAGGTGCCGTTGATGGTTACGGTGATGCTCTGATTGGCTGAGGTGGTGGCGAACGTCTCCCACGCGCCAATGTTCTCGTCATACTCTTTGATGAGCTGAGACATGGCCTGGGCCAGGCCATCAACTGAGATAATGTCCGACACAAGAATTCCATACTTCTGGCCACTCAGCGCCGGGGAAGCGGCAGGCGTAACCGTCATTGACGTGGCGCTGTTCACGGATGAAATCTGGAACAATTGCACCGGGTTAGACATCACGATAATCGTCTGGCCAGCGCGAACCTGGCTGGCGGGTGCCGTCCAGTTTGTGCCAGTGCCGGTTGCGATATTTCCGTTAATGGCGATGGTGCCAGTGTTATAAAGCATATTTTCTCCAGACAATAAAAAACCCCGTCATAGCGGGGCTTGTTTGTGGGGTTGTGTCAGTACATTGCGGGGATGATGGGAATACTCATTCCGGTATATCTCTCGCCGGTCACAGAATACTTGTCGGTCCATCGGGAACGGACACGGCCATTTCCACCTTTTACCGAGTTCCCGCTCATAACCAGTCCCTTAGAACGCATGTTGCACCACCCGCTGGCAACTGAAGAGTTAAAACCATAGGAACCAAGTGCAATCATGCTGTTGCCAATATCGACCCAGCTATTTCCCGGTGAATAAAACTGATTGCGGAATATAAATGGACGGCGGGTGGTAGAAAAAGTGCACTGACCAGCGGCGTTGATGAAATTTAATCCCCTCCCTGGCACCGGAGCCTGAACCGCAAAAATCGCAATATCGACATTCACAGAACGGGCAATATCGTCATAGCCGGTGTAATCCTGCCGGGAGTAAATATTATTACCATCACATTCAAGCGTAGCTGCGCTGTCATTCCAGCGGGCAAAAACGAGCCCTTTGGCGGGAAGTGCGTAAGTACCATTTACATTGACCGTTCCACTGAAAACACAGGAAGCAACACGGCTGACATCAGTGATCGCAATAAAGTCTGTCGAATCCTCAATGAGCAAACCACGGTTTCCACTCTGCCCTGCTGGTAAAATCTGCCAGACTGTACCGGGAAATGTTTTATCTTTCCCCCAGCCATCTGATGACCAGACACTTTGAGTCAGGGTTCCGTTGCCGTTATTGGTTATCCCATCGAGAACCATAATCGTGGTTATCAAATTCGGAGAGCGAGTCACATTCACAACCGAGTTTGATGGAATGAAAAAAGGGGTCGCTCCGGCAACATAGCCCTGAACAGTCATGGTCTGCTGGCCCCATGCCTCCACAGCCTCCCCACCATAAGACGGACATTTCATTCCGGCAGTGATGGTCATTGCCGGACGCCCGTCATTCAAATCAATATAAAGCCCCCTGGCCATCAAAATTCTCCCAGAACAATACGCCCACCGTTCGACAAATTGACAGTGACACCGTTGTTATTGATCGTGACTCCTCCTGTTGAGTTGGTAAATCCAAACTGCCCATTTTGAGCGTAAACCCCGCCACGAACCGTCACATTATTGAAAACGGCATAACCAGATTTGTTGATGTGCCAGCCGACGTTCCCGGTTCCGTCCCATGTCGTGGACTGGATGTAGTTGCCAATTTTGCCATTGCTGATGGTTCCGTCGCCGATAACAGTATCCCTGATAATGGTCTGCCCGTTCTGGATCACAAAAGGCAGCGTAACTGTACCGCCTGCCTGAGTAGTGACGGCAAAACGGTCAGCCAGGAAGATAACCTGCGACTGCATGCCAGAGGGGGTATTCTGGACCCCAATCCCCATCCCGGCAGCGTAATACTGCCCGTTACTGGTTACGCCCACCTTGATGTTGTACATGGCACTGAGATTACCGTTTACATCTGCGATAGCCTGTGCGTTGACGTTTATCGCGGCGCTGTTTTCGCCAGATTTAACAGTCAGGGTGTTAATTTTTGTCGCCGATGCCTGTGTGAAATCAGCAAGAGTTTCTGTCAGGTCCGTTGAGTTAGAGATATTTCCACCAGCTTCTGCATCCAGCGTGACCAGCGCGCGCGCGACCGCCTGGCTGGCATCGGCAATCGTAGTATCCACTCTGTCTATACTGGCGCTGTTCCCGGCGTTCGTGGCGGTCTGCGAGCGACGGCTTATCACCTGCGCTAGCCCATTCTGAATAATCGCAATTGCCGAGTTCTTTACCCCTCCCGTCATGCCGTCCATAGACACAGAAATCTCGTCGACCTTCACTTCGGCCTGCGCCAGCCCGTCAGCGTTCTCCTGGATGTCTTTCGCCTGCTGCTCCAGCTCGTCGGCATGCTTTTTGATGTCATCCGCCATGCCTGCAACTTTTTCGTTGCTGTCCACCGCGTTCTCGATCAGGTCTTTGAACGTATCGGAGCCTTTCATGTCCTCCAGGATTGCATCGGTGATATCGGAAACATCGATGCTGGCCTGCCCTCGCACCCATTCGGTGTACCCTGATTCGTTGCCGCTGCGGTCCACCAGCTGAGCGCGGTACCAGAAAATCTGCCCAGCCTTAAGGCCCATCTGCTGATATTTGCGCTGCGGGTAAGGTACATCGGCCAGCAGCATCGCATCGTCTTCCGTCCCGGTCAGGCTGTACTGAATTTCCGTCTTCAGCGTGTCGTCGGTGTTCGCCGGGAATCCCCAGCTCAGCTCGATACCGAAAACCACATTATCAGAAGCGATGAAGCCGACCGGTTTCGGCGGATTGCCCACTTTACCCGTAAGATTTACTTCTGATGATGTCGCCCATACTGATGAAACGTCGCTGGCGTTCACCGCCCTGACACGGACCAGATAGCGACCCGAGTAGATACCCTGAACTTCAAAGCCGAGAGAAGACGTTCGGGGCACACTAATCCAGTTGCCGCTGTCACGCCGCCATTCCGCCTCGTAAGCAACTGCACCCTGAACAGCATCCCAGGCAACGCGCATAGTGGTAATCGCAATGTTCTGGTTAACCGTAGAGTAACTGTCTACGACAATATTTCCTGGGGGAGCCTGAACCCCCGGTGGAATGACACTGACTGGCCGCTCGTCCAGTCTTGCGCCGGTATCAACAGCGGAATAGATATCAGGGTTGTAAGTCGTCCCGGTGACCTCGAAAGTACCGTCGTTGTTGTCCCGCGTTCCCGTAACACGGAAAAGCGCTATAAACAGATCGTCAGAGTCCACACCCCAGTTACATTCAGCCTCCGGTGTTTCGCTGTAGGGTGTGGTGACAGTGACTGTGTTTCCGTTAACGGCCTGGACGGTTCTGGCCTGAGCTGTGCCTGACGGAAGATTCAAAAACAGCCGGTTCCCGGCCTTCACATCAGCGGCGCGATCGAGGGTTATGTTGCGGCCGTTAACCGCACTCACCCTGCCACCGATAGTTCTTCCGGCCAGCTCGTTAGCTGCCACGCCGATCACCTCACCAACGGGGGGAACGTCCATGCCCGTGCTGAAGGTCACTACCTCGCCGATACCGTTAGTGAGCAGCGCCCAGCGCCCCCGCCGGTTTGCCTCTGACTGCCTGGTGCAGCCGATCGCAGTCATTTCGAGCTGACGATAATCGAAGCGCATGGCCAGATCGTTATCGTAAACAGGCTCAGGCGTGTCTTTATAGTGGTTGGCTGGGTCTGACCAGTTCACCAGCGCGGCAGTGTTTCGGGTGGTTTCACTCGGATCCGCAAAGGTAAATTTTCCTTCAACAACGCTGGCGTGGTTATAGATGTGCCACACATCCCGTGGCATATCAGCCAGGACATACATCTTATTGTCGCCCCAGTACGTCATGCCGCGAAATATACCCGCCAGATCACGAAGTACAGTCCAGGCGTCATTACGGTCCTGGATATAAACGTTGCAACGAAAACGAGGCTCCGTCCCACTTCCGCCCTTGCCATCTGGTACCAGTTGATCGCAATACTGGGCGATGCGATAAAGCTCCCATTTGTCTATCTGAGTCGCATCAATTCTTTGACCCAGCCCGAAGCGCTCGTTCAGAATGATGTCGTAATAAATCCAGGCAGGATTATCCGTCCATGCCCATTTAAATACGCCCTCCCATGTACCAGAATAAGTGCGGGTTTCGGGATCATAAGTATCAGGTACACGGATGATTCGCCCTTTCGGATTACACACAACCTGAGGAATGCCATTAGGGAACTGCTTTGCGTCAAACTCTACATACAGCAGCGCTGTGTTAACGTAGCGAAGTTTGGCGTCAATAATTTCAGTAACGGCCACAACGCGCATGGTGTCGACGATATTCACGCTCGTGGAATCCGGCGTGATTCTGCGAACCCGCAACTGCCATCCAGTCGAGGCTTTCGGAAGATTGACGCGGTGACTGCGCTCATAAAGCGACGTGGTTTTGTCATCAACAGCACCGTTAACCACCGTTTCATACGGCCCGCCATCGACCGACAGATCGATAGCATACTCTACGCGGGTGCCGACTTTATCGCCGTTGTTTTTCTGGAGTAAAAGAGTTGGCCATCCCAGGCGAATTCGCAGCGCAGAGAGCTGCGTGTTGGATACCGCGCGCACGTACGGCACAGCCTGTTTCAGCTCGTATGAAACCTGAAGTTCGTTTTCAATGCCGGGGAAGCCCTGAATGTAGTCCTGGTCCTGAGTACCGGAACGGAACTCATATTTCACATTATTGAAGTTATAACTTCCGTCGGCGTTCTGAAGAGGCGTGTAGGAAGATGAGTCACCAAGAAAAATGTTTTTACCATCAAGCCCGCCAGCGAACTCACCCTCTCCAAGCGCAATCAGCACCTTTGCCCTTGCAATGGACTGAATGCTGTCAGGTGCTTCAATGGGTGTTCGGGTCTGATTGCTGCCACCTTTACCGCGGCCTTTGATGATTGTCGTCGTCATATCGCGTCCATAAGAAAGCCACCGTCAGGTGGCTTGCAGTACGTGGTTTGGTTTATTGCTGATCTTCTGCATAAACCCCGGCGGATATAATGGCGCCGCCAATTTCCCGTTGCCCATAAAGCAGGGGAACGGGATTGCCAGATGCTGTCGTGTTAACGGGACCACCAAACGCATAAGAGGGTTTGTTATCAGGTTCCTGACGCATTCGCAGACCTGAAACCTGAGGAGAGAGCATCTGCACTACACCACCAACGGCCATAGAACCAGCTGCGGCATATAGTGCCATTTGTGTGCTTGCTGCCCATCCTATTGGGTTCCACCAGGTAAAGGCCGCAATTGCGGCGGCAGTAACAATTTGAAAGAGCCCCGCCCTTTTACTACCGCGTATGACAGGGATAATACGGAGCTCATCACCAGGCCCAAGAAGATCAAACTCTTCCTTGCCTATGTTTATTTGGTTTCGGAAGATGACAAAGTCCAGCCCTTTCGCTCTGGTCTCTCGCAGGTAGGCATCAAATCCGTCAATGGTGTTAGAAAGTGCCCTGAACACTTCGCTGGCCGACGTTAGTGCGCGGCGATGTGTCCTGCCAAATCGCTGAGCCATTGAGCCGCTGAGTTTGATAACGGTTTTTCTTTCCATTACATCAAATCCTTATAACGCAGAATTTTGATGGTACGGTCACGGTAATAGCCACCGTAGGGAATACGCTGGCTTAGCTGGCCATACATGTGATGCAGTAGCATGTTGCCATCAAGCAAAATCCCGGCATGGTTCGGGACGGTGGACTGAACCTGCATGATAACCATGTCACCTGGCTGAGCGGGACCGTCGTACTCACGAAAACCGCATTCCTGCCAGTTGTCCATATAGAGGTTTTCACCCTGCTCCCACCAGTGGCGATCTACGCTGTAGTTGGGCAGTTCAATGCCGTGTTCGATGCGGAAATAGTCCATGATGAGAGACCAGCAGTCTGCATACCCGAGAACAAACTGGCGCCCTGTGAGGGGTCGGTCTCCGCGAGGCATGACGGTGCGAATGTCGCCCTCCGGCCACGATGCAATAATCCACGGCAGTTCCGTGGCATCACACATCAGCATGTCGAGCTCGCTCGGTTGGGTTGTTGCCCCGTCGCCGGGGTGACTGTGGACGATCGCCACCACAGTTCCCTGCTCTTCGGCGGCCGCATAATCCTCATGATTGAGTTCAAATTGCTCAGTCGGCGACTCAGCATTATTTTTGCAGGGGATGTATTTCTCCACCCGCCCCTTCTGAATAACCACGCCACAGCACTCCTCGGGGAAGGATGCGGCGGCATGCGCCAGAATGGCGCTAACTGTTTTGTCGCGCATGATTATCCTCTCAGAAGTGAAGCCCCGGGGAACCCGCCATAATCCAGCTGCTCATTCTCTCCGAAACGAGGTTTGCAGCCCGTTGACAGCAGTCCGGAGCAAACATCCTGTGAAGGATCATCCACCCGGTTGCCGTCTTTATCGAACCAGCCGTTTTGCCCGGCGTAGGTGCAGCCATTCCCGGTTTTGTACCAGCCCCGCATGCACCACGTGCACATTGGCTGAATTTGCCGGGTCGGAATGAGTTGCCCGCGCAGATCGGCTGGACTGGAAAGCTCAAACTCTACGGTTTCATCGTCTGATCCTGATTTACGGTCGATGTAAAAAACCTGTTTGCGCTCCTCGTTGGGATTCGCAGTCGGGTTCCCGTCAGGAAAATTTCTTACGTCCAGATAGTGGGCGAAGGTGTCATGGATGATCACCTTTGCTTTAGCCATCCCCTGAAATCTTCGGCACAGCGCGCCAATCGTGCCGCTGATGTTTGCAACGGTGAGAGACGGCCGTGAACTCTGGCCGTCACTGCTGACAGATATGCCGGTCAGTTCATACGGCCACGCGCCATACTCCTGCCCCTGCCACCACACCGACTTCGGCTCAAGTTTTGACTCGTCGCCGCCTGCGGCGATGATTTCCGCCTCGGTATGGGGGATTGTCTCGTTGTGAAAGCGAAGAATACCCGCACCGAACGCTGAGCCGTCCACCTCGATCAGGCGGACGCGCTTACCCGGTTCCAGTTTCTGGACATCAGATGAAATACTCATGGATGGTATGCCTGTATGAATGTGCTGCTGAGGGTGTATTTTTTGTTGCCGTGGGTAGATATCTGGAAGGATTCCGCGCGCCATAAACCTGAAGGCTCAAGCGGCGGCTTCCAGATAAATGACTTCCACCCTGTATGTCTGTTCAGAAAGTTTTTAATGGCCTGAATGTAAGCCTCGTCGCCGGTAAAGCTCACGCTCCACTGAGGTGTTACCGGGTTGATGCCGTCCCCGGCCACCTGTGTATAGCCATCGCCAAACTGCGCCTTTCGGGTACGAAAACTTGTATCAACCTGAGAGGCAACCTTTGGGCACCAGCTGAAGGTTTCGACTGCCATGGTTAAACTCCCTTGATTAATCGCCACAGAGGCGAGCCCGGCATGCTGGCCTGTTCGTTAATGACACCAGTGATGGCATCCTTAAGCTGCCTGCCTGCTGCTCCGGCAGCACCCTGACTGGACGCCTGTGGAGAACCGCCCTGAATATTGATATCGCCGAAGTTAACTGAAGGCACGCCGCCAGAGACCTGCGGCATCCCTACTGCGCGAACAGCAAGATCACCATTAGGTGCCCGCGTAAGCGGCATAATGGCTTCCGGACCAGCCTCGGCAAAAACCCCTGCGCCTTTGGCAAAAGCAAACAGCTGAGGCGTCTGAAAAACGCCATTGCTGTAAGCGCTCAGGGACGGAGAGTCGTAAACATTACCCTTCGCATTAAATGTGAAGTTCGCGCCAGCATTCTGAATAGCGGTACCGCTGCTGGCGGTTGCGGCTGACGAGGCACCAAAACTGAACAGTGATCCAATTGAGCTGACACCATTAGCAACAGCCATGTTCACCAGAACGTTCTGGATAATCTTCAGTACGCTCACGCCCCAGTCCTTCCAGCTGTCAACGTTGCCATTAAGCATGTCGGTGATCGTGGTGACCGCCCCCCCCATGGCCTGCTTCATGCCGTCAGCGGCCATGGAAGAATAGTCAGTAGCTTCGTCCACCCAGTTCGCATAACCCTCAGACAGTCCCGTCATCCAGTCGTCACGCTGCGCATCAGAAGCAGTGTAATATCCCTCCTGGTCGCGCAGGCGCTCTTCTAGGTAGCGCTTATTAAGTGCCAGCCCCTGCTGATAGAACGTCTCGTCGATTTCACCAGCCTGACGCTGGCGGAGAAGATCGGTATTCTTCTGCTCAAACTCCTTACGCAGATTGAACTGCTCCTGAAGTCTTTCACGGAACCTGGTTCCCTGCCCGTAGCCCAGCAGTTGCGCTTCATTGGCTGCGCGGGCGCTGGCGTTACTGTCAGCAAGGTTGGCTTCGTAATTTCGCAGTTGCTCACGCAATTTAACCTGGTCAATCAGCGCAGCATTCTGCAATACCGTCTTTTTCTGGGCTTCTGTCAGAGAAGCAAGTTCGCCCTGGCTGACCTGGTATTTAACCTTCGCCAGTTCAGTATTCTGGCCTTGCAGGGCAATCTGCTCTTTTTGCTGCTTGATAAGGCGCTTATACACATCCTCGGTTTTCTCGCCTTCGGTTTTACCGCCCTTCGCCTTAGGTTTGTTGGCCTCATTATTCCGCCATTCAGCAAGACCGTTATTAATAAACTCCTGACGGCCTGTCTGGAATTGCGGATCACTGGTTAACCCCAGGTCATCGGCTGCATAACTCAGTCGCAGGCGCTCTTTTGCTTCACCCTTCCGGCGTGACAACTCCAGATCCCGGCGGCTCTTTTCGAGGGCATCGGTTTGCTTTTTGTCGAGGTCGGCCTGAGGAAGTCTGAGCGGGACGTTAGCCAGCCCTTGCCGGGCCATTAATAGCTGATTTCCCAGACCCAGCAGACGGTTAAATTCAGTATGCTGACCATTCATCATGATCATCGATTGATATACCGCATTCTGTCGCCAGGCTTGTTCGCGTATTAAATCATTACGACGCCGCTCAATTTCTTCGAGAGCCTGCTGAATGCCGCGAGATTTATCTCGCATGTCATTCAATTTTCCCTCTTCAACAGCGAGTTGATCCGTAACAATAGCTATTGCTTTAAGGATATTTGCATCGTTCTCGCTGGTAATGCCCGGTTTTCCACGCGATGCATTCAAATCGTCGATCTGGTTCTTCAGCTCACCAACCTTTTTGGCTTGCTCATCAACCAAACGATTTTGTTCAACGAGAGCCTCAACGGTTTGCCCACGATTTTCATCCGTCTCGGTCAGAGACATTTGTGAGGTTTTTTGCCTAATTTCATCAATCTGACCAGCATACTCCTGGGCGGAACGACGTGCCTGCTCCTGATTCTGATACATCGTGTACCAGGCACCGGCCCCCAGCATCAACAGCCCAGGCAACCCGCCGACAAGACCCAGCAGGCCTGTAGCGCCTGTTTTTACAAGCCCCAGCACTGATGTTGCAGAGTTTAGTGCCTGCTGAGAGGCTGCAACGGCTCTGTTTGACTGTCCCAGTGCCGCATTTGCTGTAATCATTGCCCGGCGCTTGGATATGGCATTTTGAGTGGCAGTAGCCTCAGCATTAGTATTCTTTGCCAGCACAAGTTCTGACTGGGCAAGCTGGTAAGCCCGCTCAGCAGCAATAGCATCGGCAGCGGCCTTGCGCTGTGATTGTGTGGCTGTACTTGCCCTTGCGGCGGCGAGCGCTATTTCATTTTTCCTCGCTTCAACCAACTGCGCCGTCTGGCTTCCAAGATCGCCAATCATGCCGCCAATAAATCTTGAACCTCCGATGGCCGCCAGCACGCCAGCAGCAGAGGCAACGGTATTGATATTATCTGAAATCGCATTCAATGCCCCGGTTAGCGCGCTTGTCGCCCCAGTGGCTTCATTTGCACCACCTACCCACGCCAGAAATGCGTTTTCAATTTTGGTCGTTGCTGATGCAACGGTCTGTGGCATCGCGCTATATTCATCCTGTAACGCCCCAAGCTGGCTGATTAAAGCCGGAACAACTTTATCGGCGGTAAGTTGTCCCTGATCGGCCATAGCCTTTAAGTCTTTCCTGGCGACACCCATGCCGGATGCCAGTGCACGAATAACGCGATCACCGTTTTCATTGACGGAGTTAAATTCCTCGCCTCGAAGAACACCCTGTGCTAACGCCTGACTAAACTGTGTGATTACTGAGCTGGATTCAGACGTGCTTGCGCCTGACAGCTTAAGTCCTGTCGATATAGCTTCGGTTACTTTCAGAACCTCTTCTGAACTGTAGCCATACTCACGCATGGAGGCGGCTGAACGGGCAAACAGGCTGGCGTTATCTGAAAATGCGGTTCCGGTTCGCTGGCTAATATCCATCAGTGCACGCTGTGACTCTTTGAAGTCATCGGAGGATTTTGATGCCTGCTTTAACCGGGCGTTAACTGAACTCCACTCATCAGCCAAAGAAATAAGGTGCCCGGTGGCATATGCTCCTGCAAATGCCCCAGCAAGACCAACAGCAGACGCCTTTGCAGAATTAAGCTGCCCCGTTAAATCAGCTAAAGCCCTCTGAGTTTCTCTTGACGCTGCCGCTGCCTGGCGGCCACCATTTTGCATGGTTCGGTAATAATCCTGCCCCATGCGTGAGGCGCGGGAAATTTCCGACTGGAACGATTGAGAGTTAGCAGAGATTTTGATTATCAGTTCGCGAAGAGTTGCCATGCTTTCACCAAATAAAAAAGCTCGCACACAGCGAGCTTCGTATTGAATAAAATTGCCCTACCTGCAAAGCGTCTTATAGACCTCAAGAAATGCCTTGTCGTCCTCTTTAATCACCACTGCTGAACCATTACTTGTTAATTTCCCATCAATAATCTCGACATAGACGTAAAATTTATTACGATAACTTGTGCCATCATTATTTTTTTTGTAAGTCACATCACCACAAACGTATGCTGCATTATCACCATACTTAAAATATTCAGCGTTAAACTTAGCATCATCTGGGTTATTTAATTTCTCTCTGACGATGTTTTCGCCATTTTTAATAAAATCATTTTTCTCAGGCTTACACGCGCTGATAAAAAACAAACACATGACGGCTATAATTAACTTTTTCATTTTTGCACCTTGATTGCATTATTCATGCTAATGCTAAACCCAGGTACTAGATTTGTCACTGAGTTGCAGCTGTAAGTGCAGCCTCAAGCCCTGCAAACGGGTCCTTCGGTTCTGATTGCTCATCGCCACCCCATCGCAGGATCGCATCGTCCAGCGGTACTTTTGCCCCCTGTGAGCCGTAGATGGCAGAGACGAGCTGGGCGGCCTGAATGTCGCCACGGATATCGCCAACCGGACTTTGCCTGTCGTACTCAATCCACATCAGAAGCTCGCTTGCCGTCATATTCTGCCGAAGCTCTGAGAGCGTGCGCCCCATCCGGAGCGCAAGCGACATCAGAAACTTTACGCCGGGGGTTGAGACTTTTCCCGCGCTTCGTCCGCGTTGTTGATCAGGTCAAGCGCCTGTTTGAGCAGGCGTGAATGGACGGGTCCGTAGATTTCACGCACCTGCTCTTCTTCGTCTACGCTGAATACCGGTTGCTTATCGGTGTCACACAGAACGTCAATGAAGAGCACCACGTCAGCGCAAAGATTACGGTGTGCCTTTTCCGATACCGACACATTTTCATCATCAGCACCCGCTTTCACCACTTCCTGCCAGCGCAGCCAGGCTTCACCAGACGGCTCACGCAGAACCACTTTGACGCCTTCCCACTCAGGAACGGCGACCGTCTTATGACGAAAACCCGACATCTTAGCCAGGGCGAGATTTTTAATATTCTTCATGCGACCTCTCAGGAGCCAGACTCGATGTTTTCAGGCTTACCTTTCAGGCGCAGGGAGAACGTTGCCGCCACTACGCCGTTGGTACCGGAAGACCAGGTGTGCTGGCGGATTTCAGCCAGGAACTTAAAGCCCTTGCCGGACGGGAAAATGACCTGGAAAGCGTAGGTCGTATCGTTGTCATACGCATCACGCAAGGCGTCCTGCGCCGGATTCTTGTAGAAGTTTCCGGACAGAGAGATTTCTGACGGAGAAGGCAGGCCGTTGATGTTCTCCTGCTCGGTAGAGCAAAGCGTTGTTACGTCGATATCCTGCTTCTGGCCGCCAGTGAACTGAATTTCTTTGATGGTGCAACTCAGATCGAGGAAGGTTGCGGTATCCATCGTTTCTTTGGTGGCTGGCGCAGAGGAAATAAGGATCTTCGTCAGCTGCGATTTTTCATAAAGTGCAGACATAGCTGTCTCCTGGAAAAAGAAAACCCGCCATCAGGCGGGTTCGTTGGGTGAATTAATTGTCAGGGGGTAACTTTAAAATCCAGGGTGGCACGGTAGAGCCGATAATCTGGCTCGTAACCGGGGATTTTTACCACCTCTGTAGGGTTTAAGGGCTTCAGCGAAGCGAGCGCCAAATCTCTCAGGGTGCGTGATTCAGTGATCGTAGTGGAATACACATCTACCTGAATGGAAACCCTGCTCTCTGCCTGGCCGCACAGCACGTCAGCGGAAACATCATCGACGATGGAAAAAATAATCCAGGGTGGCGAGACAGACGGTTTTCCGTCACTACCTAATGGCGCAACATAGGGGTATACCCGCCCTTCTGCCAGGGAAGAAAGCAAGGCGTAGATATTATCTTCATTCACTTGCTCAATACCTCATCAATAGCCTGATTCATCCTGGCAATGGCGACGCTGGCGGCCTCTTCCTCGCGAGTATCGTAAGCGGGTCGCACAAACGGATGTGCAGGCATGTTCGCGGTGCCCATTTCTACGAATCGCCAGTAAAAGGCGTTTCTCGGGTTATTCGCCTTCATCGTGTTATCGCTGTTCCCGGTGAGCGGGTTAACACCACGAATATGGACGCCGGAAGAAATTTCCCCGCGGCGGCGGCTTTTTTGGGTCACCACCACCACGTTTTTTTTCAGTTTCCCGGTGCGCACCGGCGCGCGGGCGATCACTTCTTCCTTAAGCACTTCGGCGCCAGCGCGCGTGGCATCACGCAGAACCTTGTTGTTTTCAGCGCGGCTAAGCGCCTCCAGATCCTTTGCGATGTCATTCAGCCCGGAAAAATCGAGGCTCGTCTCAATCATTTTTCGGCTCCCGTTTTGCAAAGAATTTCCAGGCGAGTGCCGGTCGCATTTGCTACAGGAGGACCGATGATATTTAGCACCTGACCTTTATACGGGCCGCTGAGCACTTCCAGACGAGAAGAGGCGTTCAGCTCAGCCCTGAAGCGCATCCAGACGCGAATGGTTGCCTGCGCCGTTTCCGCGCCGCCTGAAAGCTGCTCTCTGCCGCTGATCCCCTTTACCTCAGCCGGGACCGGGTTGCCACCAGTCCACGATTCAACCGGCTGACCAGATGGATCGCGCGAAGTCGTGAAGGTGAGAATTTTTACCCGGTGCCTGAATCGTCCAGGTTCCATCAGGAGCCCTCCTCAGGTTCAGATTTACCGCGCCAGTTGCGATGGATGAACATCATCCGTTCTGCGGCGGCGTTCTCATAAAGCTGTACTTCACTCTGCGCGGTCCTGTGCTCGAACATGTCCGCAAACACCAGCAGTACGGCGCCCTTCACTGCTGCAGGAATGTCAGTTGCCGCTTTCCATGCCGGTTCATCACACCACCGGTAGCAGTAGTCAAATGCTGCCTGTGCGTACAGCGTGATCAGCTCGTCCCTGTCATCCTCCTCAAACTCAATCTGCTGTTTGAAAAGGGGGAGGCTAATTACATCCAAAACATCTATCGCCATACGTTAAAAGGGCGGGTTACCCCGCCCTCCTCCATCATGAGCCAGAAGAGAAAGTGCCCTTGATGATTGCCGTCGGGCGATAGTGCGCCAGCGCAAGGCGTTCTTCACACAGGATGGTCAGCATGTTTTTCACGAAGTTATCGCGGTCTTCACGGCTGACTTCCACGGTGGCATCCATGCGATCCCACACCTGTGAGGCCATATCAAAACCGCCCACCGTAAAGGTACCGGCGGCCTGTGCCTTAGTCGGAACTACTGGCAGACCCCACATGATGTTGCTGGTAAACGCCTGAGGACCACCGAAGATATAGCGGCCTTCGTTGTCTTTCAGCAGCGCGATGTTGTGCCAGTCGCGCGGGTTCAGGACGATACCGGAAGCGCTAAACTCAGACTCTGTCACCTGGTAAATAGCGTGAGCGATAATGTCAGCGCGGGTGTCGCCGGTGGCATTCAGCGAGGTGTCGTAGGCGGTTGCCACTTTGTTCAGACCTTCCAGGTTATCCCCGGTGCCGTCACCGTTCAGCAGCTGGCCTTCTTCCTTCAGTGCCAGACCGTACATGAGGCGGTTGTTAACGTAGGACTGCAGCATTGGCGCATCGTCCATCACCTGACGTGATGCCTGCACCCAGTGCGCGATGGTCTTTACGTTCGCGGTCTGTTTGCTGAAGGTGATATCCGACTCTGGCTTAAGCGCCTTCTCTGCCACTACGTCGGCGTTATTGGTAAACACCTCTTCACGCACGTATTCGAGAGCGTTGCTGGAAATTCGGCCCTGAGCCAGCAGGTCACGAATAGTCAGACGGCGCAGGCCCGGCATGATGATGCCAGGGATCTGCATCGGCTGGATCAGTGAGCCAGCAGAATCAGCGTCACTGCCGAGAGACTTGTTAAACGTCTTCGCGTCGAAGGTGCCCTGTTTACCGTCCCATGACTTGATGAGCTCTTCAGCAGCACGTTCAGAGAAGGATTTCTTCTCACCCGGATTTTCAGCACCGGAAGCCAGTTTCTGTTCCAGATCGAAGAGGCGGGTACCGGATTTGGACAGTTCTTCCTGTACTTTTGCCAGGTCGGACTGCAGCTGTTTGGAAACCTGGCCCGTGCTTTCGATTTCAGCTTTCTGCGCATCGAACAGCTGGGTCATTTTCTGCTGGGATTCTTCGATTGCTTTTTGAATGAGAGCGAGTTCAGACATAATTAATTACCTAAATTAGAAGGGAAAGATTTAATGCTCTGAAGCAGAGCGTTGATTTGTGCTTCGTTTCCGTCGCCCTCGGACTCGCTCCGAATCGCTGACTTAAACCGGGCTATTAACCCAACTGCCTGTGATTTGGTGAGCCCGACTGAATCCCTCAGCCAGTTCTCCACATCACGAATCGTTTCAATGCCATCGACACTTTTCATGGCTGCGATGCCAGCCTGTTCGTTGGCGGGGAAAGTGCAGACGCTGATTTCGCGCAGAGCCTGGATATTCTTAAAAATGCGGCCTGTTGGAATGATGGTGTAATCGTCTTTCGCAACGGAAAAGCCAACCGACATACCCTCAACCGTACCGTGCTGCATTGCCGCTTTCAGGTCGGCGGCGCCGCTGTGCCCTGGGGTAAGTTGACCGCGCACATACAGGCCTTTTTCGTCTTCGGCCAGGCTGTCCCATTTACCAACCGGCAGCTCCCACGTCTTGTGGTTGAAAAACATCGCCACTTTGCGGGTCTGGTTAGCCAGTGCGTTTTTAAACGCCCCGGGCAGAATGATGTCGCCATCGGAATCGGTGTTATTAAAAACAGAGGCATAGCCTTCAAAAATCCCCTGCTTACCGTCACCAGTGAACTTGATTTCTGTCTCGTCGAAGGACAGCGTTTTTACGATTTCAGGCATCACGGCCCCCATAAAAATTAAGCCCCGTTATTTCGGGGCTCTTTGTTGGTTCCTAAGTCGGTAATCGGCACATACTGAGCCTGTCGCATCGCCACATCACCACCAGGTAATGGTGGCATGTTGTCCGTTCGGCGCATTTCGTTGATGGTACGGAGGCCAGACTCTCCCATTGCCTTCATGAACGCGGCACGGGAGGCAGAATCGCCCCTCAGCAGACCATCAAGATTGTGCTCAGCATGTAGGCGGCCGACGTCATTAGACGGGATAAGCCACCGCTGAATGCTGTTTTCCCACCGGGAGATATAGGGCTGCAGCGTGTACTGCAGGAAGCCGAGATTCTGCTGCTCGATACCCGATCCCCAGCTCGTTGACTTCTCAACATCGCCGACAAGGTGAGGCGGTACGCCAAAGAACCGAGCCAGCTCGCTAACCTGGAATTTTCGGGACGCCATCATTTCGGCATCCTGTGGCGTTACGCCAATTGCCGATGTGGAAAAGCCCGCTTCCAGAATCCAGAGGCGTTTTTTTACCGGACCGCCGGCGATCTCTTTGAAGTTCTCTTCGACCTGCGAGCGCTGCTGTTCAGTCAGCACTTTTTCGCCGGTTGAGAGGATTTGCGGAGACTTGGCGCCGTTGGCAAAGAAATCTCGCTGCTGGTCCTCCATCGCAACTGCAACACCTGCCGATTTACAGGCAAAAGCAATGGGTGACAGGCCGACCAGCCCGGTAAATCCGAAGCCTTTAAGGTGAAAAATCTCTCTCTGCGAAAAGTCGGCGTATTCGCTGTCGCGTTGATAGCGATAAACCACTTTTTTTCCGACGAGTTTCACATCCATATTGGCAGACTGAAGCGGGAGAAGGCTGATCACGTCACCTGCGCTGTTGCGGTCCACCAGTGCATATGCGTTACCGTAGAAACAGAGCTGCATCGTCATGGCCTCCCTGAATTCCTGGGCGGTCATGTACTGATTCGGTGAGTAGCGCAGCAGTCGCGCCAGCGGATTGCTCAAATCCACTTTTTTACGGTTGTCATTCTGGTCAGTTTCGAAGACATCAAGCGGTAAGCATGCCGTGAGCGTTGAAATCAGGCTCACGCAGCGCCAAACCGTCGAAATTTGCAGTATCCGTTCATCGTTAATGGATGAATCGCCCAGGTGTCCGTGGGCCGAAACAGGCCCCGTCTGTGAGCCCTGATTTGGGGTGACTAAACGCCCGCCGACAAACCAGGACTGCAGCCTTGCCCACCAGCCGTTATTGGTTCGCAGGTCAATCGTGTATTTAGGTTCTTCCATCACATGCTCAGCGGTCGGAAAATGAAGTCGTCGAAGTCACCACCCTGTTCGGTAACTTCCCCATTAGCAGCACCAACGGACATTGTCATTGCGACCATGCCATCAATACGGCCCGTTGCTTTGGATTTATCGAGCTTGCGGTTGCCAGCAGCATCTTTCACCACCACCGCATTCACAGCACACATCGTTAATACGGGGTGCATGCCATGCCTCACGCGCCCGTTAAGCATCAGAGACTCCAGCGTGTCTACAGCTGGCCCCATATCCTTAAAGCCCTGGCCGAACTCGACCAGCGGGAGGCTCAGCCCAATGGCATCGGCATCCTTCCTGAACTGGTCAATGCGCCAGCGGTCAAAAGCCATCGAGGTAAGGTCGAAGTCACCGATAATTTCAGCGATATCCGCAACGACGAATGAGTAATCCACCGAAGCTCCTGGCGTGGTGCGCAGCAGCCCCTCTCTCACCCAAACGTCATAGGGTGCGCGGTCCGTTTTGGTTCGCTCTTCAAGAGTCTTTTGCGGTGTCCAGAAGAAGGGGAAAACATCCCAGACACCATCATCTGCTTCACCAGCGATAACCAGCGCCGTTAAGTCGTTCCTGGCTGACAGATCCAGCCCCGCGTACCACTTCCTCGGGGTGTTAATCGGCATCTCTCCGCAAAGCTCCCACACGCTGCGGGAGATAAACGGCGATACGGTAGAAACGCGCTGATTGAGGTTGAGATTTCGGAAGGTGTTTTCGAAGCTTGGCATTCGGCCTGCTTTCTCGGCCTGGCGCGCCATGTCTTTTTCTGACCTGAATGTTCCCAGCGCCGGGTTCGCAGCCAGCCAGGACTCGCGTTTACTGATATCAGCGTCCTTTGGCGCTTCATAAACGTGGCACACGATGTGCGGATCTTTCGATTTGACCGCATCATCAATCCAGATGCTCAGCAGGTCAGCATCATTTGCTGCCTGCGTACTGATAACAATCAGCAGCGGGTTTTCATGGGCCCCCTGCGCGGTAGTTATTGCATCGATAAAATCATCCTGCGGCCCCCTAACCTGCCCGGTTTCATCGAGAATGGCCAGAATGGGGGAAAGGCCGTGCGTCGTCTTACCTTCTGCGGATAAAGCTTTGTATTCGACGTTACACGGCAGGCCGATCAGCTTTTTGCCGCTGGGCGTAATGTGCACAATCTCCTGCAGCTTAGGGTTCAGGTTGACCATCTTCACCGCGAGGTTAAAAACGATGGCCGCCTGTTCCCGGCTAAGTGCACCGCTGACAATCTGCGTGTTCTGGACCGCTTCAGGCCCCACCAGGTGAGCCAGGAGGATTCCAGCGATTAAGCCTGTTTTACCGTTTTTTCGGGCGATGCTGAGGATCGCCATATCCGTTCCGGCTGGATTGTCGTAAACCGCCAGGATGAAATCTTTCTGAAAGGGGTCCAACCGCATAGGCTGGCCGATAAGCTTGCCTTCCGGCACGATACAAAAGCGCTCAATGAACGCTATTACACGCTCACCTCGCGTCATAGTCTTTTATCCGTGCTTGGGAAAGGCGATCAGGTTGTCGTCCTGGTCCTGATGCTCGTTTTTGGTATTTCGTGCATCACGATCATTCTGATTGCGTTTCTTCTGGTCGCGGCTTTCGCCGTTGGTTGCGTGGGAATGGATCTGGAGGTCACGGCGCTGGGCCAGAATAGTTCGCTGCAGCTCAACAATTTGCTTGCGGAGGTCTTTGATAAGCCCTTCTTCGCGGCCCTCTCCGCGTGTTCGCTCTTCTTTGCGTAAATCCTTACGTAAAACCGTGATATAGAGCTGGTTATTTGCCAGTTCTACAGCGGCCAGAAGGTCGGCCGGCGTCCAGCTGTCCAGAGCTTTCGATCTGATATTGTCATGCCAGAATGGTTCGGCTTTTTTTTCCAAACCTGCATGGGACGGAGGATCGATGGTGTCCACTGCTGCATTTTTCATGGCCTGAACCGCTGCCGCCGAACTGTCGGAACGGGTTCGTTTATCTGCCATATGTCAACACCTTAAAACTAAAAAAATCGGGTTAGCGTTAAAATCAAACTTTGGCGGCGGTCATTTGGGGCAAAGGTTTTGAAGATTTGATCCCCCCCCTGCCCTGATGCGATTCATTCTCATTTGATATCGTTGCATTTGAAATGATTTCACATGATAGGTAATCGACTTGCCGCCGCCGCGCTATGCCGAATGTTTGTCTACCTGTTCGAGTTTCTGATCGCCTTTCCGATGCCCGGAGACAACATGACCTGAAATGGTCACCGTCGGCATCTCCTGCCCTACAGCGTGCGAGAACTGAATGGATGTCACGTCCTTCATCTCCACGCCATCAATCACCAGGCGAACGAATTTTCCATTGCGGTATTCAATGCTGAGGTCTTTCATTACGTGCTCCAGTGAGACGCAGGATCGAGCGGGTAGCCATTGGCATCACAGCCTATTACCGCGCCGCTCTTCTCCATCCTCTGTTTCGTTGAGTCATGATGCGCTTTACACAGTGGCTGCCAGTTCTCTTTACTCCAGAACAGGAGCTGTGCTTTCGATATGGCCAGCGGGTTACCTGACTTAAGCGCATCTTTGAGTTTGTGGGGCTCGATATGGTCAACCACCGTTGCTGGGGTAATCCGCCCCTGCTGCTCGCACATCACACATAGTGGGTGCTGCTGCAGGAAACGCAGACGGGCCTTATCCCATCGGCTGCCATATACGCGGGGCTCTTTGTTCATGACAGTCTCCATGCGTAACGGTGCTCAAAGTGAGGAAGGATGGGATAAACAACAGCTTATGCCAGCCTCCATGCGCGGCGGCGTTCTGTCCTCGGCTCGTTGTCAGGGTGACGCTCAACCGTCTGGAGGTCAGCGTGATCCACCAGCGAGTAACACGGATAAATCACCCGACCACCGAATGCCTCACCGACAGCGTAATCAGCTGCCAGCGTTTTGTTCCATGTACTGAGCATGCGCGCCAAACTTCCCCGAGGAGGGCTATAACATACGCCGTGAATCAGTTTGCTTAATACGATGTGGTCACCACAGACGCGATCCGCATCCACCAGCATTCCGGCAATCTCTTTCTGATACTGCGGCGGTCGGCCGGTACCGAGATAAAAGCTCAGCATGTCGTCAGGGAAGCGCACCAGCCATTCAGTTACCTTATCGGTGAAGCCCTGCACAGGAAGCGCGTCTTCTTCCAACACCACTACCCGGCAAGGTTGCTCAGCAGCCCATTCGATAGCGCGACGATGATTCCAGTTCGCGCCGCGGTTACCATCATCAACCAGCAGGTGAGCATCCAGTAGTGCAGCAAGCCGTTGCGCTTGTCCTAAGCGAGAGTGATGGCCGACCACCACAAACTTTATGTCTTCAGCCACCAACGAATCTCCAATAAAAAAGCCGCACGATGGCGGCTACTGTCTGTATATCAGGGTGTAATTTCTTTATGACCCCATATATTGTAAGGCGTTTGTGATGCCTACCTAATTGAAGCTAACTACAACTTTTAAAGTGAATTACGAGGTTGTTATGTCACTTGACGAACACTTAGTCCATGAACGTACTTGTGGTGAGTGCACAGTATGTTGCATATCTCTTCGCATTGAAGAACCTGAGCTAACGAAAAAGGCAGATGTACCATGCCCTAACTTATCTACAGTGAAAGGCTGCGCGATCTACAACTCCAGACCTGGCGTTTGTCGTACCTGGTACTGCGGGTGGCGAATAATGCCTTTTGTAAATGAAGACATGCGTCCTGATAAATCTAAGGTATTAATCAAAACAGATGGTCATAATTTCATTTTTCAGCCATTAACGGCTCAAGATGTTTCGTCATTACTCAACATAAATGTTATGGAAGCAATGGCCACTCTTGTATTGAATGACGTATCTGTTCAAACATCCATTCCTACCCGGCCAGGATTCACTAATGCTTTGTCTGAGGTTAACGATATTCTAAAGCCTGAATCGCCACGCGTTTAACAGACACCTCAGAGTCATTTAAGATGACTTAAAGAGAGGTGCCCATGAGCGGTAAGCGTTATCCTGAAGAGTTTAAAACTGAAGCAGTCAAACAGGTT